TCCAACCAGCAGGAAAAATATAAAGATTTCCAGCAACTGGTTCAGTTGTAAAATTTTGGTGTATGAAGTGAGTTCCACCACCTTCTTTTATATTGTTCAAATATATCGTCCATACCAGAATACGTTTGCGAGTTGTTTTGCCAGTATCACAATGAACATACTTATAATAATTGTTTGGTTTGTATTTTGTTAGATTGCAAGTTGGAGTTACATGCCATCTACCAATATTTGAATCAATTAAGGGAAATTTGTTCTTGTATTCGTATAGAGCATAATCTAGAGCATTTTCTAAACCAAAAGTATTTGGGTTAGGATTACCAAAATCAATATCCATATGGAGTGTTGAACAATCTAATTCCGTGCTTCCAGCCTTTCCTGGATTAACAGAACTAATATTAGTCTCAAGATAATGAATTAAATTAGCACATGATTCTTTTGAATATGCACCTTGTACTAAATGTATGAACTGCATCTAGACATATTTCTTTTTCATTTCATTGAAGACTTTTGCAATGCCATCCTGCATATTTGTTTTAGGTAACCACCACCCAGTAATATAAGTATCTGCCTCATTTCTCTTATCCATCTGAACACTATCTTTAGCGAGTCCAGATTTAATAGAAACTTCTTTACCAATCATACGGAACTGTCCCATAATAATCTGAGCAACCTCTTTAATAGTGGTTGCATTGAAAGAAGTAATATGAAGAGGATCCTCTGGTTTGAAGTCGGTATAGTTTTCCATCACTGTCTCTAGTGCCTCACAGCAGTCCTCTGCGTAGAGGAACTGACGCTCTTCAGTACCATCAGTCAACATTTCAAAATCACCTTCTTCAAACCCTTTACGGATGAAGTCTGTAATTACATGTGCCTTTTCCATGTCATTCTCAATGCCATAGACATTCCAGAACTTAACAGTCAGTCCCTTGAGTGCAGTGGTGTGTAGTTCTCCCACACGTTTCATCACACCGTAAGGAGAGTAAGACATGTTACTCATTTGAGATGATGCAAACACAAATCTCTTATTATATCTTTCTAGCAAACGGAAAGTGTTTGCCATCATACGAGTATTGTTATTATTAAACTCAAATGTATGCTGATATTTCTTTAGGTAACGTGAACCACCAACATCAAAAGCAAGAAAGAATACAAAGTCAGCACTCTTAATTGCTTTTTCAACAAATGTGTTTGGCGTTACTCTTAAGTCATGGTGAAATCCTAACTCTTTGTCGATTTCAGTGACTTTATGCCCTTTACTACGAAGATGTTCGGTAAGATAAGAACCGATCTGTCCATTAGATCCCAATACTGTAATATTCATCGTGCTTCAACCTGCTTAGCAATCCAAATATAAGTCTTTCTGATACCTTCTTTAAGAGTCTGAGAATAATCCCATCCAAGTTTTTCTCTTACAAGATCATTGTTTGAGTTACGTCCACGGACACCCAAAGGAGCATCAAGTTTGTGACGCTTTTGAACAACCTTTCCAGCAACTTCAGCAACAGTTTCAACCAATTCATTGATGGAAACCATCTCTTCTGAACCAATATTAACCGGGCCCTTAAAGTCTGAGTCCATCAATCGTCGAGTTGCTTCAATGCATTCGTCAATGAACAGGAAGGAACGAGTTTGTAAACCATCTCCCCACACCTCAATGGATCCACCCATTGATGGGAGATCTGCGACTTTACGGCAGATTGCAGCTGGAGCTTTCTCCTTTCCTCCCTCCCAGGTTCCCTCTGGGCCAAAGATGTTGTGATAGCGAGCAACACGAACAGGAATACCGTGATTGCGGTTATAAGTAAGGTAAAGTCTTTCGCTAAAGAGTTTTTCCCAACCGTACTCCGAATCAGGGGCAGCAGGATATGCGTCATTTTCTCTCAGTCCAGGATTGTCTACTTCTTCCTGAGCGTACTCTGGATACATGCAAGCAGAACTAGAGTAAAAAATCTTAGTTTTGTTTACTTCTGTTCTTTCATTCAACTTGCGTTGCTCTTCAAGCAGATTTAGATTAATAGATGCAGAGTTGTGCATGATATCTGCATCATGTTCACCAGTAAAGATGTAACCAGCACCACCCATATCAGCAGCGAACTGATAGATCTCATCAAAAGATTCTATCAATCTTTCAGGAACACTGTTGTAAAAGTTTCCGCGATATCCTTTGAACTCAAGGACTCTTTTAACAAAAGAAACATCTCTCAAATCTCCAAGGATAAATTCATTAGCCCTGGTAGATGAAAATTCTGGTTGCTTCAAATCGACTCCACGAACCCAATAACCTTCTTCGCGGAGTCGTTTTACCATGTGACTTCCAATAAAGCCACCTGCACCAAACACCAGTGCAGTCTTTGTATATTCAGACATGATGAATTGAGTTTACTTAATGATTATATCAGATACCGAGTTTATATGCGATCTTTTCTGCAAGTTCTTCAACTTTTTTTTCCAATGCAGCAATCCTGTCTGCATCTGCTCCTCCACCACCACATTTTTCATGTGCTTTTGCTTCAAGTGCTTTAAGTCTTCCTTCAACTTCAACATCATACTTAGACATCGCTGCACCGCTGGCAGACTTTGCTGCTGTTCCTTTTGTTGCCATAGTAATTAAAAAAATTCTATAGGACTATTTAGTTTAGTGAATGAAAGAACACCATCCAGTGGCAATGTATTTAATTTCTGTATTAGAAACTAATCCTTTGTGACTATGAGTCCAAGAAGCAGGCCAAATACATAAGTCTCCCTCTCTAGCAGGTTTTTTAAAATTTTGCTGAGGCCAGTAAGTTTCACCACCGTCCTCAACATCATTTAAGTAAAACATCCATGCCAAGAGTCTGCGGCAATTATAATCTTCAGCACCGTGTTCCATGTGTTCACCACAATATGATTGGCATGGATAATACTTTTGAAGGTTCCAATGCTCATCAATTTCAAAAGGTTTATACAAAATTTTTAAAAAAGGATGATCCTCCATGTATTCATAAACACTACGAATAACGATGTCCTTACAAAAATTAAATTCAGGATGTAAATCACCCCGTGCCAATTGATAATATTCCCGTGAAGAGAGTTCAGAGTTATCAAGAAAATGTATGATGGTTTGACACTGCTCTTTAGTTAAAGCATTTTCCTTAACGTAAATATAAGGACATTTAGTTTCTTGATACAACATCTCTAACATAACTAGGAACACCGGATGGATCTAACCACTTAGTGTATTCAAAGTCATCAATAGCAGTAATAAGTTGCATTTGATTATCAAGTAGATACATATCACTATATCTCTTAGTATAATGATCTGCTTTTTGAATACGGTAGTCAGGGTGTCCATTCTCAAGAACACCAGACTCTACGTAACGATATGGGAAGCGTTCAAAAAGAACTTTGATCTTGGAAGTAGGCATTGATTTTTTTGACAAGTGATTCATCAGAACCGTCTAATGGTTTAATTTTATCAAGAGGAACACCAGAGTCAACCAGTGTTTCGCGATAGAAATATTCTGCAGTTTCTTGTTCAGTCCAATTCACGACTTAACCTCAACCGTTTCGAGATCATTATATACGTATTCCATCAACATATCATAATCATCCATTGGATCTCCAGAAAATACAACCCCGTTGTTCTCATAAAACTTACGTACTTTCTTGAAAAGTTTTGGATTCTTTACATCTAGAAAGATTTCTCCATTTGCTGCGCTACGGAGAGTTTGCACGTCCTTCTTGAATTTGGTAGTCAGTGTCATTGTCCTGTGTGTTGACGAATCAAGTATAACTGACTTATGTATCCTTGTCAATAGGGGTTGCGGGGATTGAACCCACCTTAGGCAAATTATGAGTTTGCTGCATTCACCAGATTGCTAAACCCCCTGGTAGGACTGTCGGGAATTGAACCCGATTGACTCCGTTATAAGCAGAGCGCATTAACCAATATGCGACAGTCCCTCAATGACATCTGCGGGTATCATAACCGCTGTGTGAGTGCCATTTGTAATACCAATGTGCTCACCATTTTCCACGCGAGATATCATTTCATCCCAGCGTTCTTGAAATTCCTCAATGGTATAAATTTCCATTATTTGTTAACCAGGGTAAATAATCCATGAGAGTAAAATCCTAAGACAGTACATCCTAAAACTGCACTAATAAGTGTAGCAGTTTTATTGTGTCTGTCAATTGCTTTATCAATCATCTTCTGACACTCCTCTTTAGTAACAAGATGTGCAGGTTTGATCTCATCCATCCTGTGAGACATTTTTCAAATTATCCATGGGATCAGGTTCTCCTCTTACAATAGCACAAGCCCTCTTATAATAGAAGTTGTCTGTTGTACCATTTTTTTCAAAGGTTTCTTTGATAGTTTTCCAGTTTTGTAAGTCGTCGGGATGCATGATGGTAGAAAGATTGTCTACGTTACTATTTAATGTAGCAATTTGCTACGTTATTGTCAAATATATATTCATTTTCTACAGGCGTATTATTCCAGTGTCTTATGACTCCAGACACAATAAAAATATTTGTAATCATGTAACTGACAAATATTAAAGTACGTATGCCAGCAACGTAATTGTCATACGGTTCTGTTTTATCGTCACTAAAACTTCCGATAGCATACTTCCAAATTTCCCATACCTTTTTCACTTAATTTCAAAGTCTAATTTGCGAACTTTTCTCTTTCTCCTTTCTTCTTGATACAAAAGTTCTGATCTAGAGAAATGACTATCAATCTTTCTCTCCAAATTATTAGTAACCATCACAACTTTATCTAAGTCAACGGCACCAACATTATTATCAGAAACCCTCATTTGATTGGGGCAACCACAGAATTGAACTTTACTTGTGCTAACCAATTCTTTTCCACAATCTTTGCACCTTACAATAATCATTATACAGAGTATAGGTGATTTATTTAGTTAACTTGATATTAGTTGAAAGTGTCTTCCTAATAATATCAGAATTATGAGGGCTGACACCATGTAATATATTACTAGGGAATATTATGGCATCTCCTGCTTCAACATCTATAATTTTTGTAGGATTATAACCTATATTGTAAAGTAAATCTGAAATATTAGGCGTTAGTGAAGATCGAAGTTTATCATAAAAATAAAAATTTGAAAAGTTTTTTCCAGTATTAATAAAAAATACTAAAGCAAGATCAGATGGATAATGATCATGCGCCTCTTGAAAAGAACCTTTATGATAAAGATTAATCCATGGATTTTCTACAAAGTATCCATCCGTGTAGTTCATTTCTTTTGAAAAGTTATTCAAGATTGGTATAATGTCATTCATCCAATCATCAATATTTAAAGAAATTCTGTCTACTTTACATAATTCTCCCCACATAAACACTGATGTATTTGCCGATTTTAAGTCAACTCCATCAAGTTTTGAAATTAATTCATCAGCATTTGGTGGTTTAAATTTAACATAAAAATCTGATTTGAAAATGTATTCCATATAGAAATTTGAAATGCTTGATGACGGGATCGAACCGCCGGCCGCCTCGGTGTAAACGAGATGCTCTACCGCTGAGCTAATCAAGCGATACACTACACTAATCCGTATGCTATGTGGGCGCTACACCCAGTATACTGACAGTTTGTAGTGGAGCAAGAGAGTAACCAATTCTCATTCACAGTATGGTTAGTACCATGGCAGGGTGCTCACTCCCTGTCTAAAGCGGGATATCGGACTCGAACCGACGACATTCAGCTTGGAAGGCTGACGTTCTACCACTGAACTAATCCCGCGAGGCAGGTACGGTAGGACTTGAACCTACAATCTACCGCTTAGAAGGCGGGGGCATTATCCATTATGCTACGTACCCAAAAAGAAGACTCAGATCTCTGATTCAGAACCTTGAGTTGTATCTTCGAGTACAATATAGTCCATTCCATCCATTTTGTCAAGATCGAACCATTCGTACCATTCATCCATCATTGCAAGTCTGTCATAAATTTGATCAACTGATTCAGTTGTTGCCATCTCTTCGATACGATTGATTGCCCAATCACGAGCTTGCATCACCACATCCGTTTCCTTCATAATAATCTTTTCTGAAGTATCTGCTGAGGATGTTGCTATTATAGTATTTGGGGACTCCTGTGTCAAGGGATTCTGAGAGGACTCCATTAATAAAAAGTTGTCTTGTTTCCTCAAAATTAGTTTTGCCCTTTGTCTGATGAAGGCTGATAATAGATCTGCTAAAATTTTGCTTGCCGAATTTGATAATGTCTTCTTTAAGTTCTGGACAAGACCCATAATACTTTTTCCAATCGGATTCCGATTTTACTTTTCGTTTTTTACCTTTGGGAGTTCTAAACTGCCAAAAGTATTTTCTACCGATGTACTGGCGATTGTTTGTGAGATTTGTAATGAGATAGACAAAACCGAAGTTATCGTCAATATTCTCAGATAAAAAAGGGATTCCTTCAAACATCCAGGGATTTTCA